GGCGGAGACCGCACCGCTGTGGCGCATGCGCGGTGGGTTGCCAATGGCCGCCACCCTGGAGCTGTACCAGCGGAGTTCAACGTCAAGCCAGATAGCGCCCATGGCGCCTTCGTCCGGGGTGGGTCCGTTCTCGTAAAGCACGGGCAGTGTTGGGAAGTTGGCGGCCGCCCAGGCCTGGATTTCTGCGAACACGGCGGCTCTGAATTCTTTGGTAGTCATGTGGTTACCCAGGATTGGCAGCGTAAAGTGTCTCGCCGCCGGCACGGAAACCCCGACCCGGCAGGCGCCCAATCTCCACAAGCTCGAACAGGATGGATTCGGCGGCTACCTCGTAGGGCTGGTTGACTGTGCGCAATTTCTCGCGCCAGTACGTCTCATCCTGCAGCGAGTCGAGGTAGAGATCGCTTGATAGGCCTTCGTCGTCGTCGCCTAGGGCGCCGTTGGAGAAGTAGACGCGTGAACGCCGAGTGATCAGCGCCAGCTTGGGCTCGTTGCGTGCCTCTGCCACGGCAATCCATTCTGGGGAGCCCACCTGATGGCGGGGGTGCAGCGTGACCCTGCCATCCCGCCCCGAAAAGGTGACTTCAGGGGCGTCTCCGTGAGCCACATACTGCGTCTCATCTGGTGCCCCCACGCCGATGCTCCAGTTGGCGACGGCCTTGCCGCTGTACTGGGGTGTGTTGACCAGAATCCGCCTGAAAATTCTCCGAACCAAGTCCCGGTACTCCGCCACGAACATCTCGTCAGTGCGCGTCACCCAGAGGTCGATGCCCTCGGTGAACCTGAGCATGACCGGGCTGGTCACCCCCGCCTCCCGTGTGCCACAACCGCGCCGCCGAGAGTTTCAACCGCCAGCACGCTCCAGACCTGATCCCCGAGGGTGACGCGATCCTTGGTGGCCAGCAAGGTGCCAGCGGGGAACACCAAGGAGCAGTCGCCCTCTTGGTACTTGGCGTCGCCTTGCGAACCGTACAGGTAAAGACTCTGCCAGCGCACACGCAGACACTTCACCGTGGTGGTAACAGCGGAAGTGTACAAACCCTGCACCGGGTCATAGGTACGCGTCGCCAGGGTGGCGTTCACCGGGGCGTACTCGACCTTGGCGCAGGTGGCCGACAGCACCCCTGACGCCTGGTCATGCGGTGGCCCGACAAGGTAGTTGGTGGTGCCCATCGTGATCACGTCGTACTCGGCCAGCACAGCGCTGGTCGGCAGATACACGGTGTACATCGGATTGGTGCGCGAGGATGACAACTCTTCCTTGGCGTCTTTGAGCCACACCATGTCGCCCCATGAGGTTACCGGCGCACCGCCTGTAACAAAGCCGTTCAGGCCTCGCACGCTCAACAGGGATGGCGCCGGGTGAATAACGTATTTATCGCGATGCGCCACCGACATGCCGTCAGTCTCCGAGTCACCCACGATCCAGGTGCTGCCCAGAATCATCACCAACCTCGATGCAGGCATCGAGGTTCCCGGCGCCACCGACATGATGCGGCGGTACGCCGTGGCGCTGTCGCGCATGGCGTCTTGGTAGGGATCGATCTGCGCGTAGAACAGCAGGGTGCTGGTATAGGGGTCGCTGATGGGTGTGCGGTCGAAGTACCGCGAAGCGTCGGCAAGGGTGAGCATTTACGCCCCCGTCACTGGGTCGTAGCCACGCTTGGAGGCTACGAAGAATGTGCTGGGCTTGGTCGACGCAGTGGTGGTCGACGCGGCGCTGGAGTAGGTTTCGTAGAGCGTGCGCAGCTCACCGCGCAACGCACTGTAGTAATCGTCGATGCGCGCGAGTACCTTCTCAAAAGGCTCCCCGGCGTATCTGGAGATGGTGGCTTTGCCATCCCCCACGTCTTTGGGCGCAAAGTTGGCCAGTGACACACCCACTTGTTTTGCTGCTGCGTAAACACTGAACAGGCGCACGGAATCATGGAGTTCGGCTTCGTCAGGGGTTCTGCTCGCACGCGTTTTCGCGTAGATGGTCAAAAAAGCCGCATTCAAAGACGTCGAGAGCCGATTCAGCTCGCGGATCAGGCCCATCTCGTAAACGGGAAGGCCAAGCACCAGATCAGACAGTTCGATATCGTTCACCCCGAGAGCTGAACGAACCTCACCGAAATCACAGTAGGTGGTCAATGACATGCGGAAACCCCGAATTAGGGCTGGACAACTTCAAGTTTGCCGGCGTCGATCTGAGCCTGCAGGAACCCGTCAACCTCGACCTTTTTGGGGTCGGAGGTGAACACGACGTTGGTGAACAGGTGACGCAACTCACCCTGTGTCGCGCGGACGAAAACTGACTTCGTCTGCTCAACTTTTTTCCCGACTGAATCTTCTTTTGCCATGAGGCTTCTCCGCTTGTTACAACAAGGGCGAATCTTTTGGACTCGCCCCTCGCTACTCAGGCCACTGTTACACGGTCAGTGTAAGAACCTCGAAGGCTTCATCGAACAGGCGGTAGACCATGTCACCCTTGTCGAAGCGCATCATGCTTGAGCGCTTCATAGCGAACTGCTCGATGGCCGAGTACTGGGCGGTCAGGCTGGAGATACGGTGCACACCAGCAGACTTGTCCAAGCCCATGATGGTGTTGGCGGGCCAGCTCGGGTCGTTGGTTACGAAAATCTGGACGTTGGACGGCCAGTTCGTGTTCATCACCGAGACCTTGCTGGTGATAGTTGCCATCGGGCCAGTGGTGGAGGCGTTGGTGCCGTTCAGCAGCGCATCAAGCACCATGGCGGTGTCGAAGTCCGTAACCACATGGGTGATGGTGCGGTAGTTGGCGTTGACCGTCAACCACTTCATCCAGGCCTTCTTGGTCAGGGCACCGGCTGCCACGATGGTGGCATCAAAATAGGCGGCGGTGCGAACCTTGCCAGAGATGGTGCTCAGAGCAACCATGCCATGGTCAACGTCACCCTGCAGCAAACTGAGGATATAGCCGTTGGCGCGCTCATTGGTTTCCACCATCGCTTGCCGGGCTACAGCCAAACCAACCAGGTCAAGGGTCGTCGACTTCTGGGCTTGCTCAGAAATCTCCAGGCCGATGCCCCAGGTAGGAATGCGCATGGACTTGTCGCTGGCGGTGATCGACAGCATCGAGTTGGGCAGGGCCAACTGTGCCACGGTCGCACCGCGTGCGGCTTCAGGCTTGCTGAAGTTCAGCACCGGGCGCTCGAAACGCTCACCCTGGATACCATCATCCAAGGCCAGCAAGGCGGTCAGGCCTGCCGGGTTGGTGGCGTAGTCACGGGTCATCTTGTCCTCGATCACGTCAAGCATGATGGCTGGGAACAGCAGGCGACTGGCCGGGATGCCTTCACGAGTGATGGTGGCGGCGTTCTTGGGCGCCAACACTTCACCGACAGTGGAGGCACGGATGCCAAACTCTTTGTTGCCCCGCACGAACACGCCGGCCTGCTCCAGCACCTGCTCGTAAGCAGAGCCGTGCTTTTCAGCGTCGGTGGGGTACTTCACGGCCATGAATTGCTTCAGGGACATGTTCTTGTCGGCCGCCTCGGCGTACATGCCAACGCTCAGGTCGATGGCTTGCTTGTCGCCCTTGGCGTCAACGTAGATTGCTTGCTCAGACATGGGATTTACTCCTTCTTATTCTGTTATGGATGGATTAGCCGACGAACTCGATGAGTCCGGTCTGACCAACAGCGGTAGTGCCGTCCAGAGAGACAACGCGCCACTTGTAGATCATGGCACCACCAGCGGCGGTAGCCTTGCAGACCTTCGGGTACGCGCCGCCGAGTGCTGTTGCGCGTGCGACAGGGGTACCAGCAACAACGAAGTCACCGACAGCAATCACGCCGGTGCCCGGGGTGGCTTGCAGACCGTCCAGAGTGACCTTGACGCGGCCGTCAGCCTGCACGCCACCGATGGCGTAGCCGTCCGCAGTCGCGGTGTTGACCGAGTTCATCACGCCTTCGATCTCATTGCCCACAGCGCACAGGCCGTACTGGCTGTCGCCAATCAGCTTGACGAACTTGCCGACGTCGGCGTCTGCCAACGGGCTCGTTGCGGGAGTGGTACTGTCGCCCAGGCGAGCAGTGACCTTCGTGCTTTCGTTGAGGATGACCCCAAATTTGAATTTCGCCATGATTACTCCTTAAATTAAGTTGGGCGGGTGGCTGCCAAACGAGCTTTGCGCAGGAAATCCTCCGCCTCGCTCGCCTTCTCCGCAGAAGCAGTCGACGAAACCGCCGCCACGCCACCTGCTGGGAACTTGCTCGTGAACTGCGCCGACAAGTTGGCGTGTTCCGCCATCAGGCCGTCGTCGTTCAATGCTTCGACACCAGTGGCAGAACCACCGAGGGCGACGCGTAAATTGCTGACTGCTGCACGCACGGCAGGTCGCAGTTTTTCACCTTGCGCTTCGAGAGCGGCATTGGCTGTTTTGAGGGTTTGAGTCTCGACGCTGAGCGCCAGAACCTGAGCCTGTGCGGTGGCCAGTTGTTCCTGTAGCAGAGCCACAACTTCTGAGTTTGCTGCGGGCGCTGCTACCAGCTCGGTGAATACTGCGGCGGCTGCAGTGGCTGCCGTGGCTGCGGAGAGGTCAGCGGTGGCCTTCGCGGCTGCGGCGTCTGCGATCTGTTGGTCTGTGAGTGCTGTTGCCACGGAGGCTCCTTTAGTGAGAATGGCGCCATATTGGGGACGCTGATTTGCTTTGTCAATCCCCAGGGCTATTGAAGACATGAAGGAGTCAAAGTTGGTGACGCCGTCGACCAGTCCAACGTCAACTGCGGACTGCCCGATGAAGATGCGGCCACCGCCCATGGTGGCTTCCACAACCGCGGCAGACTTGCCCCGGCATGACGCCACGTACTCAACAAACAGGGCGTTGAGCTGATCCACCTGGGCCTGCAGCGTTGACTCTGCGAGTTCCGAGAGTTTTTCGTATTGCGACCCAAGCAACTTCCATTTGCCCGAGCGGATCACAGTGGCGGTGATGCCGTCGTTCTCCATCATCTTGGTAATCTCATGATGAACCATAACGACGCCGATCGAGCCAGATTCTGTCTCGCGCCCGATCTGCAGTGAGCGCGCGCTGATGCCTAGGCGATAGGCCGCACTAGCGATCAGCGAGTCGCCGTAGGCGTACACCGGCTTCACTTTGGTGTCGATGGTCTTGATCAGGTCTGCTGTATCCGCAAGCCCGCTCACCGAGCCTCCCCCGGACTGGATGTCCAGCGCGATGGCTTTGACCCGGTCGCTGTTGACCGCCCATATCAGCGCGGCGCGGATGGATGAATAGCTCACGGCACCCGTGAAGTAGTTCATCCAGCTATCCGAGTTCGTTAGCGAGCCCTTGATGCTGATGACTGCGACGTCCCCCTGCATTTCGAGCAGTCGGGGGATGTCGGTTGGGTCGTCCTCGGGGTCAAGATAGTCCGCCCGCTTGGTCGGCAGGTCAGACTCCATAAGTTTGGCCACGGAGTCAAGGTAGGCTTGGAGGGATTCAGGCGTTCCAGCCCAGTACTTTGGAATGTTGAACATTATTTAACCCTTTGAAGGTTTTTGGGATCACTTTTGGCGGGTCCCTTAGGTGCTTTTGGAGTGTCCGGCGTGAGCGCCTGATTTGTGGCGCCGGTGTTGGACTGCGCAGAGGCTAGGTCTGCAGCTGCGGGGTCCGTCATCCCAGACTTGAAAAACGTGCCGCTGAGAGGTTTGTAACCGGCCGGCGGCAGGTTACCTGTGATCGCCACCGAAGCTTCCTCATCAGAAATCATACCAATCGACAGTAAAGTTAGTACCCTGTCCTGCTCCATGACTCGGAATGTGGTCAGCTCGGCCTTGGGGCGTAGGTCAATCGTGTCGAAGCTGAACTGCACGTAGCAGTCCTGGCCAAGCAGGCGCACCGCCAGCGTCAGGGCGCGCGAGATGATGCTGTTGATGTGCGCCTGCACTCCCTCGGCGTACTTTAAAAATAACATTGACTCGGACGAAGCAACGTTCTGGCTGCCGGAGCCGTGCCCGAGCACAAAGCTAGGTGCCTTGGTGCCCGTGGCAGTCTTCGCATTGATCATGGTCTGTAGCGTGTCCCACTCTGCTGACAGGCTTGAGTTCCCGTTCTGCAGGTACGTGAACGCCACGCTATCAAAACTCACGAGCGCGTCATCCGCTTCGAGGCCATTTACGGTCCCGTCCAGATCGCCGATGAAGTTCTCCTGGAACTCCTTCATTTTATCGGAGTCGCCCATCACATCGATGGGCATGGATTTGCGGAACTTGTCGGAATCGATCGAGACATTCAAGCGCGGGTGCAGCGCGCGCTTGATCGAACGGCGCACGTCGTTGGAGAACTCGGTGTCGGCAAGCGTCGATTGCAGCGCTGCCTCCATCGGGCTGCTTGCGTAGGCTGTGAGCAAATCCTGATCGAGTGAGGCGTAGAAGAACGTCGGGTAGTCCAGGCTGATCTCAACACCGTTGAGCCGCTGAATCGGGTACGCGTAGCCTGACTTGTCCTCGACAAACTCTATCTGTGTGGTGCTGATCGGCTGCAGCCGGTTTGGCACGCGGGCCTTGTCTAGCACCAGCTCCATGGCGCACGCGCCGTAAAGCCGCAGCTCCATGCACAGTTGCTCTGCCAGCGCGTGAACGCCGGTGAGAGAGCTGAAGCCATCCGTGTAGTCCGTCAGGAAGTTGATACGCGCGAGCAGCGCCTGCACCAGCTTGGTCGCTTCCGGGTTAATGCTCCCCTCGGTGTCCCTCGCTACCGCACGAAACCCGCGTGTCACCACCAAGCGCTGGTATGCGTAGACGCTGGCTGAGAGGTCCGGGCTGACCTGCGCCAGGTCATGGATGGTGGCTTTGGTGGACGTGCCGTTGCGAAGAGACAGGATGTCAAGGTTCGCGGTGCGCCGGTCAGTGCTTATGAGCTTCTGGTCGCCGGTGCTCGTCGCCGTGCGTTTGCTGAATGACTGCTTGGCCTGTGGCTTGTTGGGCACCTTGGGCTCAACGACGTCAGGCAGCGCAGCGGCTGGCTGACGGTCGGCTTTGATGAAGAATGATTTGAGTTTGTCCAGCATACCCGGGATACTGGGCAAGGAAGTTTGAAAAGTAAATCCCCTATGGGATCAGCGCCGGTAGGCGATCAATACATCCCGCACCAAGCCACTGCGGACGATGTCGT